CGGCTTCGGCTTCGGCTTCGGCTTCGGCTTCGGCTTCGGCTTCGGCTTCGGCTTCGGCTTCGATATCGGTGTCGGCTTGGGATCTCCAGGCAACCTTCCGGTCTTCTTCGCCCACTCGTCCCACGGTTCCCCCACCCACGGTTGCTCAGGCAGCTTCGTATCCTCACCCACAACGGGCAGCTCGTCGCACCGGCACTGGATCACGTTCGACGCCTTGCCGCGTGGGTCACCGGGATGTATCAAGTCCTCCCCACCCACACGGAACGGCTTGTCAATCGGCTGGACCTGCCCGTGCGCCACAGCGTGCGCGTCCCGCACCCGGTCGTCCATCGTCGAGATCCACTGGTGCTTCCCCACACCGTTCCGCTTCGTAGCCCAATGCTGTGTGATCCCCTGCGCGGTCAGCGTCTCGGTCCTTGCAATGCAGAAACCACGGTTCCGGTAGGTCGTCGGGAAGATCGCGTCCAGGTCCTTCGCAATTGCTCCCGGCCCGAGACCTTGCTTGTAGAACTTCGTCCCGAGCACCTGGCGCAGGTCAGACAGCATCGTCTCGGAGACATCACCAGTGATCTTCGTGCCTCGATACGCGAGTCTCTTCAGCAGCTCCGGATCCCGTAGGTTGAACACGAACGCGCCGGCTGGGGCGTTCCAGCCCTCCTCGCGCAGCAACTTCTCCGCCACCGTCTCGGCACCGGGTTTCGCTTCCCGCGCTCGCCCAGGCTTGCGCAGTCCGGCCTTCTCCAGTGCCTCGAGCAGTTTGTCGAGGGCCAACTGCCCGCCCGCGTTCGCTGCCCGCAGGTGGTACTTCTCCAGCACACGCCGAATCTCGCGCAGGTCCGGCGCAACTCTCTGCCTCAGAACGGTTGTCAAGGATCTCTCGCGGGGTGCCCGCCTCAGCCCCCTCAGCCACCTGCGGATCCCGCGCCTCCAGGGCTCCACCACCCGCCGGTTGAACTCCTCCTCGAACTCAGCGACTAGCTTGTCGGCCTCGCCGGTGTCCCACCAGTTCGTCACGCGGCAGCACCGATGCCCCCGGCCTCAGGCACCTGGGGCTGCTCACCCGTCTGCGGCTTCTCATTGGCAGGCGGCTCGTTCTCCGCCTCCGGCCCGTATGTCCTTGGGTACTGCTCCTGCAGCATGTTGCCCACGTTGTTCGAGCCGAGCGCGACGTACACCTGGTACGACGCCTCGCGCCACAGAATGATACCCGCCTGGGCCGCTGCTACGAGGCACGTCACCAGCGCGGCTACGCTCTCTGGAGTGGACGGCTGCGCTGGCGGAAAGTCGATGTCCAGCGTGAGGTCCGCGCCCACATCAATGCTCTCCCACTCATCAAAACGTGCCCCTTGGAACGCCCCTTGGAACGCCATGCTCCGGTAGACCGCCATCATGCACAGTGCCGCTACGATCTCCTGCACAACCTGCTGCCAGTCCTCGATGTTCCAGATCGCAGGCAGTTCCATTGCCTTCGCCGTGGCGAGGTTGCCCGTGGAGGCATCCCCATACCAATGCTCCCCGAAGCCCAGCCCCTTGATCGTCTCGAGGAACGTCTGCCGCGCCGACGAGTCGAGGTTCTCGACTGCCCCCGTCCCCACGCTGAACGGCTCGGTATCCACTCGCTCGTTCTCAACCTGCACGGCCCCAGGCCCTGGGGCAGGCGTCCGGTATTGCTCCGCGATACTCTTCAAATCACTCGGCGTCCGCGTCCGCACCTTCTTGCGCCACGCGAACATCGCAAGGATCTGCGCCATCGTCGTCATGCTCGACAAGGTGCGAGCATGGGAGCGGGCCCAGTCGTAAGCGCGCAACAGCTCGGGGATACCGCGCTTCCCGAGGCTGTTCGTCTTGACGTGGTAGACGAAGACCCGAGGGTTGAACTGCTCAGCTTCCACGGCAGCCGCCACGAGTTCGCGCACCTGCGGATCCAGGCGTCGGAACTCCTCCGGCAAGCCGGGCACCGTATCTTCATCTGCCACCGTGGGAGCCGGAGCCGTCGAGCGCACCGTGCCGCTCTCGACATCCAGGGCCACCTCCTTCCAGCCCGAGTACCGCGCGTCCAGGTAGTACTCGACCTTCTCCTCGCCCGAGACGTATGCGCCCTTGCCGAAGTCCCACACCTGGGGAGTCCAGCTGCGCTTGTACAGCACGGCCTTGCGGGAGTTGTCGGGGTGGGTGATGATCTCGTCGATCTCGCCGGGGTCAATCAAGGCGAGCTTCAAGTTGGGGTCGGCGGAGGAGTGGTGGATACCAAAGAAAAGCTCGCCCTCGATCAGCGCCCTTCGCCCGAGGTCGCGCTGCGCGAAGTACGAGAAGGCTGCAAGCTGGTTGTCATCGTCCTCCCAGAAACGGTCAATGACTGACTGCACCGCTGGATCGCTGGCAGTGGGGGTGGCCAGCCCACGCCCGAAGACACCGCTCCCCGTCAGCTTGACGCCCTGGGCCACGCTCTGGTCGCTCATCCAGAGGTTGAGTGACTTCTCGCGCGCACTGTCAAGCTCGGACTTCGAGAGTTCGTACCCAGAGGATGTGGCGCGAGACCCGAGTGACTGCCACGAGGCATCTTCGCTGAGGAGTTCCTGGCGCGTGGCAGCGGCAACTGCCTCCATGACTCGTGCCGTCTCGGCGTCGCACTGCGCCTCGGCGGTCCGCGCCGCCAGTTCAGCACGAGACGCGGCTTCCCGCGCGCGCGTTTCGCGGTCGTCGTCCGGCGCGGTCTTGCGTGTCCAGGGTATCCGCATCGGTTCCCCTCAAGCACGAAGCCGCGCACGTGGAGGACGGTCCGTGCGCGGCTCCTGTGTGGCCCTGACCAGGGCGCTGTCTTCGACTGCGTTGATATGGTGATACCACAGGCACGCGCTGCGTGTCAAGAGGGCGGCGCGGATTCACGCAGCCATCTCACCACAGCCTCTCCCCGAACGCCACGTACATCGACCAGACCTCCAGTTTGCCAGCTCCCACACGCCAACCCGTGTCGCGATCCGCCGGGCTTGTGCTGATACTTCCTCCGAACCCTTCCTCGCCATCTGCACCCTGCAACGCATCGATGAAGACGGTGTGCCCACCGATGATGCCACCGAGAAGAGGCAAGTCGCGCGGTACCTCACCCAGCCCCAGCGACAACCCGCCGGCCACGTTCGGCCCCCCGGCCAGCACGGTCACGGCACCCCTGGCCTCGAGCGTAACGTCGGCCTCCGCCTGCCCAACGAGCAGCACTGCCAACCAGATCATCATGATCACCCAGAGCAAACTCAAGAGCGTGCATCCCAAACGTTCCCCTGCTCCCATTCGCTTCATGATTCGTGAATTCCTTTCGCATTGCGTCACCCTCCGAAACGCATCCGCAGTGCGCGGACCGCGTTCGTGAGGTCCGTCAACCGCTCACGCTCACCATCACCACCCCGCAGCGCCTTCGCTTCCGCCTCCGCGACCGTGCGCCCGAGCTTGTGGAACTCGCGCATGCCCACCTCGAGTGACGACTCGACGAGCATCCCGCACCGATCGTGGGCGAGGTCAAGCTTCGCGACGAGCACTTCTCGCTGGCGGGCGTGGAAACTCACTACTCACCTCAGACCAGCCGCGCCGAGAGCGTCAGGCACCAACCCGGGGAACGCCGTCTCCACCTCGACGATGTCCTCCTCCGCATCCTCCTCCGGGAACACGATGCCCATCAAGCCGTAGCGCGTGCAGTCCATCAAGTGATCGTTCTTCTCGTCCGGCTCGTCCCACCGCAACGCCCCCTCCAGGGCGGCGCCTTTGCGGGGCCCGCGCTTGAAGACGTACTGCGTGATCTCGCCTTGCCACTCCTCGCACGACGCGCTCACGACCAGCTGCGCGCTGGAAATCATCCCGCCCTGGAGGGCCATCCCCGCCAGCCGGTCGTTGCGCCCCTTGTAGGCCAGCAGCCCCCGGTCACGGAACCTCTGGATGTTGGACGGCTGCGCCGGGTCGCAGTAGAACTTGACCGGCCCGTGGATCCCGTATCGCCGCGCGAGGTCGCGTCCAGTCTCAACCCACCAGTCTATGTCTCGGTAGCTCTCTTTGATCTCCTCGGCAACGAGGATGCGACTGTCGGGCAGGATGAGCAACACGACCATCGCACCCGGCTCAGACCATCCCCAGTCAGTCCCCACGACCGCCGCCACCCACTTTGTCCCCGTTGCGGGAGGCACGACGTTCGCCTGCGGGTCCCACTGCTTGTAGACCATGCCTTCGAAGGCGACAAAGCGCCCGAGGACTTGCTGCTGGTAGAAGAGACTGCCCTTCCCGTATGTCCGCTCCATGCGTTGGATGAAGCTAGGTGGCGTCCACAAGTTGGCGCTGCTGGTGGACTCGACGATTTGCATTCCGGGCGCTTCCGACCCGAACTGCTTGTGGGCCCAGTTGATCCCCTTTGGGGTGAACGTGTAGAGAGCCTGGTGGTTCACGCCCGGCTCGCGCAGCCGCCCAGCCGAGTTCAGGTAGCTCTCCTCTGGCCATAGAGCTACCTCGTCGCCGTACAGCCACGTGAGGTCAGCGCCCTCGAGCGAGGCCGGGTCCTCGGCGGAACGCAGCCAGAACCCGGAATCGCACCACGGCAGGTCTATCCGCCGCTCTCCCTTGTGCCACTCCCACCACGTGCGGTCCCCCTGCTTGCCCACGATGCCCATCTCGCGCGCGACCTTGATCAAGCGGGGGAGCGTGGACTGCGCCATCATGGGATAGCTGGCCGTGACGATCATGCCGTTGGAACCTGGGGTGTTCATAGCCTTGATGAGTACCCACAGGACGCCGACATGCGTCTTGCCGGAACCGACGCCACCGCGAAAGACAACGGAGGGCACATTGGAGGCAAGCACGCGCATCTGCGGCTCGCTGACTTCGAGCGCGACCGTGTTCACAGGGCGCCCACTTGTGGCTTTCACACTCGCTGCCATCTGTGCGCGCAGCCCCCCCTTATAAGGGACCAAATTTACGTAATTTCACTTTAGAAGGCAATGATCCGGGGGAAGCTAAATCCTGTAAATCGTCTTCTCCCGTGTTCTGTGGTACCTGTCGTCCGTTCTTGTTCACGTAATTACTGATTTCAGTTTACTCAACCGACTCAACTCTAAAAAACAATCAGCCCCTATATATATAAGGCGCGCAACTGGTATCACGGCTCGTCGTGCCCGTTGCCCCCAGACTCGTCGCCCAGGTCCACCCCGCCCGCCTCCAGAGCCGCGACGTGTGGACGCGCCCCAACGACCTGCGCGTCCTCCGCCTCCCGCACCGCAATCCCGATGTTGAACACGGGCGGCAGGCTCACGTCGCCCTCGTTCTCGTGCACCTCGCGCCGGGTAGCGACCCCCTTCAGCGCGGCGATCCGATCCGTCACTTCCGCGAGCTGGCGCAGGGCCCATAGCTTGAGGCGCTCCGGGTCGCGCTTCGCCTGCGGTTCCCGTTCCTTGATCGTGCCGTCTGCCGTGACGATCTTCTGCATGGGGAGTGGCTTGTCGGCATTGCCGTAGATGCGGAGCAACTCACGCTGCTGGAAGAACAGCATCTGCATGATCTCGGAGCGCGCATCTACGTCCCCGGAGTTTTCGCGCTCTGCGAGGATGTTGGAGTAGCGAGCGATGTCCCGCTTGACCTGCTTGCGGACACTGTCTTCGTAGCCCTCGAAGCCGAGCGCCCGAGCGATGGCGGAGTAGTTGTGTTCCCCCATGCACCAGAGTTCCCAGGCGCGCACGACGAGCGGGGGTACCACGTCGGCTGCTTTCCGCCACGTCGGCCAGCTTGCACTCCGCTCAGCGAGCGGTTCAGCTCCCTGCTCCATGCGTCCTCACCTCCGTTCCTCGAACACGAGTTCGTGCTGCTCTGGTGGTTTCGCGTTGGGCTGAAACAGGCGGGGCTTGGCCTGCGCCTCGGCGATAGCCGCCCTGTGCAGGCGGTCAGTTTGAGCGCGTCTTCGGATAGCCTTGCGGCCGCCTTCTACTTGCTGCGCAGCACGCCGTGCATCTCCAGCCAGGCCGTCATCTCTCTCACTGCTGCATTCCAGCGAGAGGGCCACGGGGTGAACAATGCCCTGCGGACAGTTCCAACACTCATCTCAGCTCAACCTCCTTTCGTAGCTTTGCGTCGGGGACGGTCATGCTTTCTCTCCCCTGTCCCGCACGCGCCGCAGTACCACTCCGTACTCCCCCGGCCCCTCGCCCAGCTCGACGCCCTCGCGCCGCACGAGCGGGATGCCCCGAAACAGCTTCCAGTCCACGACGTGCTGCGGCCTTCCCCACCTGCGGTCTATGCTCACGATCCCGGGCCATCGGCGCTCGAGTTCGTGCGCCATGGCGAGGCGACCGTCGCCGCGGTAGATGTCCGCGTTGCCGCCCCGGAACTTCATCGTTTGTATCTTGGCGACCATGAATGCATTGATCTAGATGGTGCACAGCCCGCTGGAGAGCGCCTGAAGGCAGAGGTCGGTGTCCTCGTTGCGGATCCCGCGCCAGCGGAACGGGAGTGCGGTGTCGATGAGCATGCATGAGTAGACGTGGCAGTTCAACCGGAACGGTGGGGTGTTCTTGTCGGGCATGCTGAACATCATGTAGTTGAGGCCAGCGATGGCGACGTTCTCGTAGCGGTCGGCAAAGTCCTCGCAGGCGCGGAGGGCGAGCCCGGCGTGGCAGGGAATCCGCTTGCGTTTCCACATGCGGCGGAAGTCGCGGAGGTTGTCGTCGAGACACCAGTGGCGGGCAGCGCCTTGCTTCTCAGCGAGGGCCCACAGATGGTTGCGGGCGGGGACGGACGACCCGGTGCCGGCGATCTCGTCCGGGAGGACAGCGACGCGGTCTTCCCCGAAGCGTTCGGTATAGAGCTCGGCCTCGGCGCGCTCGACGACGAGCGTGAAGGGGACGCCGTCCTTGCTGAGGGTGCGGGCGGTGAGGGCGGTGTTGTGGTCGTAGCGTCCCTTAGACGGGATGAAGATGGGGCAACGGGGCATGGGTGCTTCTGTCATCGTTGGGATACCTCCCTCAGCTTCGACCACAGCACGACGCGCCCCCCGAGGTGCCGCGCAGAGGTAGAATGTCTTACGAAGCCGGGCCACTTCTGCTCGAGTAACTCGCCGTCTTGCTTTCCAGCCTTTTCCCTTGATGAGAGTACGGAGGAGAGGCCACCGCGCCCACCCATCGTGTTCTTGCGGAATGCGGAGTGGTTGCATAGTGCGACCGTGAACCCTGCGAAGATGTGCGCGACGGAGAAGTCGGCATCCTCCGAGCAGAGAAAACGCTCATCGTAGTCAATGCCCGTGTTCGTGCTGGTCAGCACGCAGCAGACGCATCGAGTGCCGACCTGCACCGGTTGGTCAGTCAGGCGGAATGCTCTCTGCTCGAAGTTCGGGGCCGCGAGGGATGCATCGAGATGCTGCGCCTCGTCTTCTACGATGCGCAGGGCCGTCGTGGGATAGACTTGAACTAGTTTCCCACGGCTGTGCGCGAAGAAGGCGGTGATGTTGTCATCGATCTGCCAGTACCGTTCGATGCTGTTCTCCCTGGCATACTCGAGTATCAGTTGGCGTGTGTGCGCCACTCCACGGCTATCCTCGGGAAGTACGATGATCGGGACACTCGAATACACGTGCCGGTATGCGTCCTCATCTTGAGGTTCGACGACGAGAGTGAACTGGGCGCCGTCCTCGAGGAAATGCATAGCTGTTCCTTTGACGAGAGGCCGCGCCTTCGATGGAATGAAAACGGGATATTGCAACTTAGTCATCTCGCCCCACCAGCCTTAGCGAAGCCGTCGCGGTGCTTGGGGCTCCACTGCTCCCAGCAGTCCGCGCAAAGCGCGGGCGCACCAGCATGAGGCAAGATCGCCACGCCGCACCCGCAGCACGAGGCACCCCGCATCAGGTCGGGATGCCCTCCCCCGTGGTCATCCGTGGGCAGTACCCACGCGCCAGAGGGCGTCCAGCGCGGGGTGTTGCCAGGGCCGTCATCGAACTTCGGATCGAGCACTTGCTCGAAGCCGGCGTCGAGCAGGGTGCTTACAATCGCGCGCGCCCTGTCCAGCCACGAGTCGTCGCCGCGCAGGGGGTGGAAGTCGATGGCGTACGCGCGCACCCCAGGCTGGAGAACATCGAAGCCGTACTCAGCCCCCTCCACGTCGATCTTGACGACGGTGGCGCCAGCAACGGCGTCCTCGTACTTGATGGTCGGTACTCGCACGACCTCACGGTTCTCAGGTCTGGACGGCTCGAGGATGGTGTTCGCCACGCCGACCCCCGTCGAGACGTACAGGTCGACGTGGTCGCGATCATCGCCCACGACGGCGCGCTGATCGAGCATGGCGTTCGGGGGGAGCGTGTTTATGCGAATGCACTCGCACGACCGCGGGGTCGGCTCGTACATGCGGACCTGCCGCACCGGGAACCTCGCAGCGCGGATCCCGTACGTGCCGATGTACGCTCCGATGTCGGCAACCACGTCGGAGTGCCTGAGCTGGATGGCGTCGCAGTTGGGCATCCTGGGGACGAACGGCGTCTTGCCGCCACCCCACAGCGCGAAGTGCCCGCCGGGAACTCCCCCACCTGAAACCAGCTCGGGCGGATGGTTGTGTGTGTCATCGTCATCGTCGTTGTCGCCATCCTCGTCGTTGTCGCCATCCTCGCCATCCTCGCCCGGCTCAAAGCGGAAGTCGGCGAGGTGCTCCCGGTCCTTCGGCGGCCACCGGGACGACACGGTGCGCTTGTCGAAGCCGGGGCCCACTCCGCCGCCACGGTTCTTCAGGCCGAGCTTCTCCATGAACTCGTCGCGGATCTCGCGCGTGTCGAAGGACAACACGAGCCGGAACAGGGGAGTGCCGGAATCCTCTTCCGTGTCGTACGCAGGCATCCCGGCCCACTCGGCGGCGGCGTCGAAGTCAGGTATCTCGTTGCGGTCGCGGGTGACGTACGCGAGGTTGGCGAGCATCATCTCATCGTAGCCAGTGCCGAGGAGCCCATCAGGCGCGAAGTTCTTGACCTCGAGCAGCAGGTCGGTGAGGACTCGGTGGTCATCCTGGGCGAGGTGTGAGACTTCATTGTCGAGTGCGAGGACCTTGGCAGCGCGGGGGTCGTCGTGCGGGAACGGGAGCCTCACGATAGGAACCTGTGAGTCTCCACGGCGAACGGCGGTGCGCCACATCCCCTCACCTGCGAGAATGCGGTCGTCGGAGGAAATGACGACGTTCTTGAACCATCCGAACAGCTCGAGGGAGGCGTCGAGGTGGTCGAGCTGTTCCTCGGGGTGGGAGCGGTAGTTGCGCGGGTGGGGCTGAAGGCTGTCGGTTGGCACCATCTCAATAGGGAGCATCTCGTTTGACATTGCTATCACCTCTCCGGGAAGTGTGCCACGATGCTTCATTCCGCGTCAATAGAGCGCGGATAGGCGCGTCGCAGGCGGATCCTGGGTGAAACCAGCCCCGCGCGGTGAAACGCGCAGGACACGCTCCTAAAGCGTGGGATTGATGTGATCCTGTTCCTGCCACGTAGAAGCTGCGTAGGAAGCTGGGATGCCCTCCGGGGGTGATAACACCCTTTGGGCATCCCGCGCTCAGGACGCGCCTCCTACACCCTGCCATCGGCGTGCTTCACGCCGTACCCGCCACGGTCGGTGCTGCCTTCTTCTTCGGCTTGGCCTCCGGCTCGTCGAAGTGCGGCAGGTGCGGCTGGAAGGCGCGGCCCATCTCGGCGTGCGCCGAGTCGATCAGACCATGCACGCGCACGACCTCGGCGAACTCCTGAAGGTCGTGCTCGACCATGTAGGGCTGGCCGTCCTCGTCCACGCCACAGTGGCACAACTCGTGGTGCATCCACGCGACGCGCTGCCCCCCGGACAGCATCTCCCAGGTCGGGCGCGCGACGACGATCTGGAAGTCTTCCTCGCACTCGAACAGCTCCCGCTCGCGGCGCGTGACCTTGTGGCACTTCGCCACGACCTCGCGCCCGTTCTGCCGCATCGAGCCGTTGTAGTAGTAGCAGCCGATTGCAAGCGTACTGATCTGCGGTCGGTGCTTGTCGCGCACCTCGCCGCAGAACTGTTCGAGCGCGTCGTCGTGATCCCACTTGGTGTCGAGGTCATCGTCTTGCATCATGCTTCACCTTCTTTCCGGGATCCAACGTTGATGTGACTGCCCGGTTCGCTCACCTCCCGTCCGTGGCGTCGAGGGCGCTCACGACGATCCGCCCGCGGCGGCGCCGTCTTCGGACGTACTTCCTCGCCTCGAGCACCTCGAGCGCCCTCTTGCAGATCTCGGCATCGAACATGGCAACGTGGCACTCAGCCTCGGAGAGACCGAGCGCCTCGCCGAGCCACGCGTATTCCCTTCTGCGCGCGGTGCTGCGATTCCTGCACTGCTTCCAGAGGGGGTCGAGCTTGTCATGCACCAACACGCGCAGCTTGCGCGTGTTCGCATCGGCTGGGATGCCGAGTGGGTAGTCTGTCCCTGGGTGGCAGCCGATCAGCCCGTCGCATTGCGGCCAGCGGGAGCAACTCCAGAACTTCCCGTAGCGCCCGTCGCGGAGAACCATGCGGGCCCCGCAATAGCAAGTAGGTTTGTTGCTCACGACGACCTCCTCGCGGCGCGCACGAGCGCATCGAACTGCTCTACTGACCGCACGACGCCGGCAGCCCAGCCCTGCGCGCCCCACTCCTCAACCTCGCGCAGCTGGCGTGGCGTGGCACCAGCCCCAGGCATTTTCACCTCGACGGCAAACGGAATGCCGAGGCAGCAGCCGATCAGGTCCGGTGCCCCGACGATCCCAAACTGCGTGCCGTGGATCTTGTAGCACTTACCGCCGAGCACCTTGACGCGACGGCGGATGGCGTCTACGATGTTGCGTTCCCTCATGATGCATTCTCCTCCTTGCTGTCCGTCACCCCAAGCACAACGCGCATGTCCTCCGCGCTGACCGCCGGGGACAGGTACTCCCAGCACGGCTCAGGCACAAGGAAACCAGCGGCATACGGGTGCCCGCCCCCGCCGTGCCTTTCCGCTACCACCCGGCAGTCCACATCCACCCCCGAAGCAGCGTAGAGCGTGACGTTCCACTGCCGCCCGTCGTAGTTGAGCGTCGCAAGCATGTACCCAACCGCACTGAAGTCGCCGATCCCGAGCGCGTCCATTCCGAGCGAGATGCTCTCGGAACCGCGCGCCCCCGCGAGGCACAGGCACAGACACCCATCGATCAGCGCCCAGAAGCCACGGTCACGGAGGGCCTCGGCAGAGTGAACAGCGTTCTTGGCACGAACGGAGTATCCGATGACGCAGAACTCCTGCACCTTCATCCCCGAAAAGTCCGAGCCACTCAGCATCATTCGCCAGAACAAGTTGTTCGCGGGGCGCGTGTCCACGAGTGCGACGAGACCGGCGTGGAAGTCCCACGTATCCACGCCGTGCCGGAACGTCGAGGTGTCGCGGTCGCTGATCAGACTGACTGTGAGCGGTACCCTTTCATCTAGCAGGCCGTGCTTGACGAGGTACTCCCACGCGAGCAAGCATCCCGACTTGTTGCCCTCGGCGCGGATCCCTGGCAGGCCTCCCCAGGACTGGCCGGCTGAGGTCTCCACGGTTGTCTGGTGGTGGTCGATCCAGCAGGCGATCTTTGAGAACCAGCCGTGCGCCTCGATGTGCTTCCAGTCCTCCGCAGACGGCCCGAAGTCGACGATCCAGAT